CTGATCTGGAAGTGTGCTTGTTCCTGAAAATAAAATTTCATTACCATCAATCGTAGCAATTGTTATCCACGCATTGTTGGCAGCATTACGCTTTTTCCATAGTGGATTGGCGCCGCTGGTATCTATCCAATCTTGAAATGCAACTGTTACCGTGGGTGCAGTGTTCCCACTGTTGTCGCTGAACAACGCCGCAAGGTTGTTGTTGATGTCAGCGCGTACTGTCGGAAACGTGGCGTTTTGAACACTCTGGTCAGCTTGTGCCATTAGATTTCCCTCCCATAGCCAACGGCAGTGTAGCTGAAGCTGCGGGTCACGGCTGCATTGGTGCTGTCCTTAAATGCCACTGTAAACCCTGTTCTAGTTACCGAAGTGAGTGTAAAGAAATCGCCGGTGGCCATGTTTGATGGGCTGATGGTCACATCAGGAGCAGCGTAGAACGCATCAGCATACGTTACATTATAGGTGCTGTTGCCGGTGTCGCTTGCCGTTTCAGTGCGTTGCTGCAGCTCAGCCGTGGCACCAAGCTCGCTGATTACCAAGCCAACTTGAGCAGTGCGCGTGGTGCCTTCTACCTTGAGCTGGATGCCGCGACCACGAACGATGGCATTGGCATATTCGTTCCAGTCGCCCCAAGTGGGGGTGCCTGCTGGGTCGTCATTGGTGACGCGCACATAGGTGACGGCATTCACTTGGTCCAAGTCGCCGCCGTCAAAATCACCAGGCTGGTCGTCAAATAAACCAGGCACACTGTCGAATAATGTGCCAAAAGATACTGCGCCACTTACGACGCGACGCCGCACATTTATGTCATACACCTGACCTAAGTCCAGCGTATCTTCGTAGGTGTATTCGCCTGTCAGGCTAACGCTTGGATCAAGGAACAACGCGTCGTAGCCAGCGTCATAACCCAAGTTGGTATCGGTGCCATTGAACTTAGGGCTTTCGCTTTGCTCCGCCCATGTCTTTACCAGCAATCGTGGTTGCGGCGTAGGCAGCACTGCCGGGATTGCAACAGGCGTAACGGAACGCACGCCAGATTGATCGCGGAATGCAATGAAATATGTGCCTTCCAGCAGCGGCACTTGCTTTTGGGTTTGGTTACCTGCTGCAGCTTGGACAATGGCATTGCTAGTGGCCCATTCTGCCGTTGGTAGTTGCCGTGGGTCATGACGCAGCAGCACTTCACCGCCTACGAGCACGTCTAGGTCAGTCGCTAAGTCCCATTGGATAATGGCAGTGCTCTCGTTAATTGGCACCAAGCTCACGCCAGTCACATTCGCTGGTGGTGTGCCAACGCCTAGTACGCTGACGCTTAGCTGCGCTGGTGCGCTGCTGATCACCTGCGTGGCGCTGATGGCATACACTTCAATTTGATAGTTGGCATCTACAACGTCTTCTATTTCATACAACGGACCATACACTTTTGTTTCGGTCCAGTTGCTAAATTCTTCCCGCCACCTGACGCGGTACTCATTGACGCCACGCACGCCTTTCCAAGTGAGCGATAGCTTGGTTGCGACGCGACCATTGAGCACATAGAACAACTCAACGGAAGCCAGGTCCGTGGGCGTTTCTGGCGGCACATTAAGCACCGAGATGCTACGCGGTTGCAGCGGCTCGCCGTTCTCGACATTGGCATATTTACCGGCGTCATAGCTGATGGCAGTGACGCTGTAATTGGTGCCGTCTTGCTCGCTGATACCAAGCACGCGCCAAGTGGTGGGCCGCACTGCATCTTCATCCACTAGCCACATTGCACCACTTTGCGGTGCTGTGCTGAATGCTGCCGTGACTGTGATTGCAGTTCCAGTGACGCTGCTAATGGTGCGGTTCTCAACGATGCCATCAGGCAGCACCACGCTCACAGTGCCGCTAGTTGGCAGGTCCACGTCGCTATCGACTGTCAGCACGGTCGTGGTGGCACTGCTGATGCGGCCAGCACGTCGCACGCCAGCCTTCACTGGATCGGCAATTTCAATGATGGCGCCAGGCCGCACGATGATGCCATTTTCCATCGATGTAGTGAATGCGACTACTTCCCCCTCATACCTCTCCGTATAAAGAAGCCAGCGACCAATTCGATGCGCTTGTGACCTGCTGGTGCAGGCAAAGGCACTAACTTCTTTTGTTACCACGCCATATTTGCTGATGCCTTCAAGGTCTTCAACTACTTCCCGGTCAATATCACCAAGCTCTAAATTGAGCCAACCAACAATGACAACCGTGGCGCGTGTTTTAAGGCTGCTGCCTTCATAGCTGAAGCCTTCAGGCGTTACATTTGCAAGGCTGAATAATGCCGTTGCATCTGCCGGACGATCCTGCATCACAGTGAGCGATCCGGCTGCCCAGTAAGGCATGGCGCGGAATACACTGCACATGTCATTGATCAGTTTGTACGCTTCCTCTTGCGTTTGGATGTTGACGTTGCAGCTAAAGCGTGGCTCTGTTGCTGGGCTACTTAGTCCTGTTGGTACAAGCTCATTGCAATACTTGCTCGCTTGAAAGAAGCTCCACTTGTCTAATGTGGATTCTTGAATGTGATCGCCTAGCCCTAGTCTTTTGCTTGTGAGCAAATCCCAAAGTATCCATGCTGGATCAGTGGTCCATGCCGCAGCACCAAACGCACCATTCCAAATGCCACTATAAGTGAGGCGACCAGTGGTGATGTCTACAGTGGCATTATTGGGGATGCGCACCTTGATGCCGCGTATGCGGTAGCTGCGTGACGGGATGCTGCTGAACTGCTCTGCATCAATGCGCAGCGCAACGTAGGCGCTGTTCGGGTAGCGCAGTTTTTGGTAGATAAGTTCTGTGTAGCTGAACCAGCTAAATGCATTGCTGAGTTTTACGCTGGTGCTATCTGGCGTGATGCGCGTGATGCGAATGTCAACGGGGAACGCACCAGTGATGTTGACGATGTAGTCACGCTGATATAGGTCGGAAGTGCGGCCTTTGATGGTGTCATCAATGACAGTCGTAAAGCCGCCGGAGTTATATTGAACGGCAATTTGTAAATTGATTTCAGCACCAAGAATGTCGCCATTGTCTTTTACGGTTTGCAGCAATGGCACGTTAATTGTGATCCGTGCAGCGTCTACGTTGGTATCAGCAATGGTGCGTGTAATTGGCAAACCTTCCAACACGTCTGAACCAACTGCCACTTCCTCCTCCACTGCGTCAAACCCTGGCACATAAAGCTGTGATTGCGTGCCGAACCGTGGCACCAAGGTTACGTTGGAAAAGTTAAAATCTGCTTCTTGGGGTTCGGTGTTACTTGCACCTTCACGCAACAGTCGCGTCTTATTAAAGAAGACATCTTTAAGCGATGCGTTGGTATAATCAGGAGTGCCTTTAGTTAAGCCAAGTTTTGATGGCGTAGCAAAGCCTTCAATCTCACCTTCACTTAGTAGCTCGATGATCTTTGCATAGGACGTTGAATCTAGATTGTCTTTGGCTTCTGTAGCTTTGCGGCCGCCAGCGCCGCTTTTGCCACCACCGCCAGCGCCAAAGATGCTCATGCTGACACCTGCACAATGTCAATGCCGGCGCTAATTACTACACTGCCGACCAGCGTTTCTCCATAGACCACAGGCACCGGTACGCCTGCGCGGCTGGTGTTCTGAATGCCGCTGAAGCTAAAGCTCTTGCGTGGATCACCTTCGTCTTGGCTGATTTTTGGCGTTGGTGTTAGAAGTTGGGCAATGCCACCGAGTACGAGGCTGGCGCCCAAAAAGAATAGAGACGCACCGAAAGCATTGAATGTGGATGCACCGATTTTCAAAGCTGCTGTTGCGCCAGCCGCTGCAGGGAAAAAGAATGACGCCGCGATCAAAGCAACGCCGATCAAGATGCGTCCGACGGCACCAGCACCAGCCACCACTGGAACAAAACTGATGGGTGCTGCACCAGCGGGGTGATGCAGCTCCTCTGCTATTAGATCATAAGTGCCGATGCTGACGCGGTAGTGCTGATCGCTCATGTGCGCTTCTAGCTCTGGCCAGTTGGCCAGCAAAAACCGCACTGCTTCGGCGGCAGTTGCCACATCAGCTTCGAGCACGCGATGGCCGATGAACTTTGCGAGCTTGCCGTATAGCTTGATCTTACGCAGCATGTCGCAACCTCCTTCCTGTACATTTTAGTAGCCAACCGCCATAAAGGTCGCGGCTGCTTAGGCGGCTTTGCATGTGATGCAAAACGGTTTGATCGCCTAGATACACGGCGCAATGGTTGAGGCCGGGGCTGCTGATGCTCATGAACAGCAGATCGCCAGGCTCCAGCTCCTCGTGCTGCTCCAGCTCGCGGAAGCCAGTAGCCTTCCAGCAGTCGTCAAAATAAGGCGCCGCCTGGAACTCATCTGGATCGGTGCAGCGCTCCCAGTCACGCAGCATGATGCCATTCTCGGCGTACCAATCGCGGGCTAGCGTCCAGCAGTCATGCACT